ATGGAAGTTGATAACTCTATGCTACATTTAATAGTATTAGAATGATATATAGAATATCAACAAAAATTATGTAAAACTTAATGGTCGACGCATGGATTCCAGTTGTTACAACCCTCTTAGGCTCAATAACAACTTTACTAACAATTTGGTACCGAAATAAGCTAGAAAAGGAAAAAAAGGCCAAAGAGTGTCCTCTCAAAGAGGCGGTCGAGGAAGATTCGGCTTTGCTCGAAAAATTAAAAGAAATTCGTGAATCGGTTGGCGCTTGTAGAGCAGCCGTATATCAATTTCATAACGGAGGTGAGTATTTTACTGGCAAGTCTATGAAAAAATATTCAATGACTTATGAGCAAGTTGAAAAAGGAATTGCTCGAATTCAAAGTCAAACCCAATCAATTCCTGTTAGCGGAGGTATTAAATTTTTTGCTGCTTTATTAGATAATCGAACCGCACACTACGAAAACATAGAAAGAGACTTCCCAGAAACATTACTCAAATATCAATTACAAGATAATGGAATCGAATCACTTTATTCGTGGGCAATATTAGATTTGAATAAGCGAGTAATTGGAGTATTCACTCTGGATTTCATTAAGGAATCGCATACCATTGAACAAGAAGATCTTGATAATATTCAATTAACTGTTATCAAGTTAGCCGGGTATCTATAATCAATTACGGCCGTATTTGTTGCGAATATATATTAAAACAAATACTAATACATGGCCTCGATTAGCGTAGAACTATCTACTAACAATATCACGTACAAAGATGGAGATTCATTGATGGTTACCTTTAATGGTGCCTTCACATCGGTATCTTCGTTTACTAGCTATGCCGAAACTACTTCACCGGCATCTACTGACAACGATTATTTTATCACTAACTTGCGTTGGTCTAAGGATAACATGACGTGGTCTCCTTGGCTTTTATTAGAAAGAAATCCGGATGGTACTAAAACGTTACCTCCAATGAACTTTGATTCAGGTTCCGATATCTATATACAATTAAAGTATATACGCGTATCACAACCAGAACCACCAGTTCCTACTGGATTAGCAGTTACTAATATCACGATGGATATTGAAACGGCAAATACCGAATCTGATTACAATGCACCGTCTCCTAAATCATGTCCAACTCAAGATTATTACAAAGGAATTAGAATAGATTGCGAAGGTAGTTTATTTAGAGTCTATGATTTAATGGGTCCTGCTATTTCTTTGAATCGGGAATTGGCATTGACCGTGAGTGAAATGTTCGGACATGAAGTTTGTTACTTTAAAGTATCATCAGATAAGAGATCGAAAGATTTTGTATTGAAGGAATATTCATTGTTTAACGTTAGTGATGTTAAGAATGTTCGAGTAGTTGTTCCGAATAACGAGTTTCCAGATAACAAAATTATGTTTACTCCGTTTGATATGGACTTTGAATCGTTTGAGGTTCATATTGTTAAGGAAGACTTTGAGAGGGCATTTGGATATTGTGTTCGTCCAGAGGAACGAGATTATTTGTACTTCCCATTAGAGAACAGAATGTATGAAGTGGAATCTCCATATTTGTATAAAGACTTTATGCGAGATGGGGTCTATTACAAATTGAATTTGGTTAAATACCAAGACAGTCTTAACATTACGACTGAGCCTGGGTCTACCGCTGAGAATTTAGAATTAGAATTAACTCAAAACTTTGATGATTTATTCAAAGAAGATAACGAGTTAGAATTCGATCAAATCACTAAGCCACTTCAATACAAGACCATCGGAACCGGTAATTATGATTTTGTAAGAAGCGAAATAAATGAATCTCTAAGCATTAAAAATCACGATATCAACAATTACTTTACTATCGTTGCGAAATACGCTTATGATTTATCAAGTGTGGATTATGATGCATTGGCAGTCAAGTATAAAACTCTTGTTAATATACCAGAAACCGAGGATAGAGTTTATACAATGTGGTTTAGAACTAATCGAGAAATATTCCAAAATACCGATTTGGTTAAACATGTTAATATTGACTCGAATGGAATGCTGTACGACACCATCTTAAATGGTATTGCTCCCGGGACTTATGATGAGGTTACTGGTGCAACAGCAGCGGATAAAGGAATTAGGATTAATCTTCAATACAATGATACAAATGGCGATAAGGCCTATGTAACAAAAGGAATTGAAGTTGAGATCAACGGAGAGGATTATGTATTTAATACAAATTCGTTAGAGCCATGGCCGAATCAAGCATTTCCTAACCTAGTAGTTGATACTACTAACATCAACAATAATTATAGAGAATCATCTAGAAAATGGTTTGCTATGGTATTAAATGTATCGAATCAACACCAAAGCATTAATTGCAATGTTTGGGAAATGGTATTCGATGCATCCAAGCCTAGTTATGTACAACAAACAACTCAATTAAAACTTGTGTTTAGTCAAACGCTTCCATTTACTAAACAAGCAATTCAGCCTAATGTTTATTATGAATTGGTAGGATCTCCGGTCGAATTAACAAATGTGAGATTGTTGAACCAGTTAATCAATGAAGAGAATCAACCTTTAATGTTGAATAGATATACTGTGCGAGATAATCAATACGCAATAATGATCGATAACGCATTACCACCATTAAACATGGGAAGAGAATCAGTCAGATAACCTTTAACTATATAATATGTCTAATAATAACGAAGAAGCCAGAGAAAGCATCAAGGATTTGCTATCAGAGGATAATCAATTACCGGTAGCAAGGCCTGGTGATTTGCCTTCATTTCATACGGTAGAAGATTACCAATATGGAGAATCTAAGAGCAAAGCTATCGCAAAGGCTAAAAAGATGATGGATTCTGTGGCTAAACTTTATTTAAGCCAAGACGTCATTGAAGAATATGAGTACGTTAGAATAAAGCAAAAAATTGAAGAGATGCAATTGGCAAACCTCTTTAATCAGATGCAACAAATGGAACATTCCATAGAAACTCTTATGAGAACCATCGATAGTGGTGAATTGTCTCCACGAATGTTTGAAGTTCTAGGAGGCCTTCAAAAAACAATGTTAGAAGTAATGAAACATACAACATTGCACATGATGGCAGCTGAAGAAAACATGAAAAAGATCAAACACGATATAGACATCTATGGCGATAGTACAGTTACTACAACTAAACGAAAGGATGATGAGGATACATTAACAGCGAGAGGAAATCGAGACTTTATGAAGAGTATTCAAGAAGAAATTCAGGAAGTTGATTTCGATGAGAATGATTCCGAAAACGAAGAAGTATGAGTGAATTTAAAGTAAAACAATTTGAAGATCCTAAAGACAATGATTCGAGTAGAATAGTTTGGACCGCAGAAAAGGTTCAAAAGGCTATTGAATCAATTGAGATGGGATATCAAGTTGCCCATGCACCCTTTTATGAAGGTGATATTGCATACCGTAAAGGTAACACTGTTTATGATTACTCCAAAGAGGAAGTAGAAGAAATCAAAAGATGTGCTAAGGATATTGTTTATTTCGCAAATAAGTATTGCCATGCAATGACCGATGAAGGTGTTCGTAAAATTATTTTACGTCCATATCAAGAAGAAATGCTTAGACAATACCAACAAAATCGTTGGAATGTTACACTTGCATCGAGACAAATCGGTAAAACTATTTGTTCAGGTATTTTTATTGCATGGTATTCCCTTTTTAATTTTGATAAGAATGCGATGATTATGTCCAATAAGGGTGCTACTACCAAAGAGATCCTTATGAAGGCCAAGCATATTTACGAGAATCTTCCATTCTTCTTAAAACCAGGCATCATGAAAAAGGATGTTATGGAAATGAGATTTGATAATGGATGTCGAGTTATTGGACAGAATACAACAAAAACAGGTGGTATCTCGTTTACTATCCATTTGCTATATTTGGACGAGTTTGCTCACATTATGCCAAGTATCATTAATCCTTTTTATGAGAACGTTTACCCAACACTATCATCTTCTAAGATATCCCGAGTTATCATAACATCTACGCCTAATGGATATAATAAATTCCACGAAATATATCAAGGGGCGGTCGATGGTGTTAATGAATATGCACCATTCCGAGTCGATTGGTGGCAAGTTCCGGGTAGAGACGAGGCATGGAAAGATCAAGAGGTTGCTAATTTAGGTTCGATCGAAGCTTTTAATCAGCAATACGGAAACCAATTTCTTTCCTCATCGTCATTGTTACTTTCTTCGGTTGAGATGAAAAAAGTTAAGAATAGTGAAAAGGAATTTGTCTTTAGGGAATTAGATGCATTGGACGATTTAGGTATAGATTATTCAGCATTGAGATGGGATCCTGATATTGATGTTGATATGCTCGATGGAAATCAAGATTTTTATTTGTTTTCGATAGATTTAGCAGAGGGTGTAGGAAAGGACTATACGGTAATTAATATATTTAAAGTATTGCCGATGGCAGTGAAAGATCATCGAGATCTTGTTTCTCCGAGTGATATTACCGACTTCTTTAAACTTGAGCAAATAGGAATATTTAGATCAAATTTACATTCACTAAAAGATTTTAGCATGATTCTCTATGAATTGTGTGTGGAAATATTTGATCAGGAAAACTTACGTCTTATCATAGAATACAATGCATTTGGACAAGAGGTTATCAATAACCTAATTGCGTTATATCCCACTAGAAACGACTTTGACGAAGAAACCATCGTTAGATATTCACACCGAGTTGGTTCTAAAATTAAGAAACCAGGAATCAAAGTCAATAGAGATAATAAAAGAATACTTACCACTAAGGTCAAAAATTATATTCGAACAAGTAGAATGGTTATCAAAGATGTTAACACTGTTAGTGAAGCGGCAATGTTCTCTAGAAACGAGAATGGGACATATTCTGCACAAACAGGTAACGATGATTGTATGATGACTGTTGTTAATGCTTGCAGCTTTTTTGATACGGTTGACTACTCGGAAACCGTTGAAGAACTTTTCGATTACATCGACGAAATATATAAAACTAAAATCGAGGAAACTCTCGAAATAAGTGGAAATTTATCCGGCGATTCATTCAACATATATGATATCGTTGAGTAATAAAATTAGAAGCTGAATGATATATAACTAAATAAAAAAAAATTTTAGACAAATGGCTTTACCAGCGAATATTCAACAATTTAAGTCAAGTGGTGTTTACCGTTTAGAATTTGATAAGAGTCAACTTATCAATATTCCAGCGGAAACTATCCGTCTTGTCATTGGATACTCCAACAAAGGTCCTTTCAACACACCCGTTTTTGTACCGGATGTACAATTCTTCAAAGACGTATTTGGTGATATTGATACTGGACTTGAGTTAAAAGGATCTTATTTCCATAGATCTTGTTTAACTGCATTGGATAGAGGTCCAATTTTGGCATTAAACTTACTCGATCTTCCTGACAGTGTTACTGCAGAATTTAGAGCGTTGAGTGCACAATCAAACTTAGGTAACCACGCCGAAGGTTCTGCACCTGTTGCAGATTTCTTTAATCAGGATAAATTCTGGTTCGTTGATGATGAGGCAGTTATTACAGCAATCGATGCAAACGATTCAACTGTTAATGCGGCTTCTTCTCCTAATGGATCTACTATCCTTAACTTCGCAAACAGTGGCAAAAAAAATATTTCGATCTTTGCGATCAAATCTTCTACACCAGGATTCGATGCAACCGCAGAGGTATGGTACGGAAGCGGAAAGGTGCCTCCATTCTTAGATAAGTCTAGTTTGATCTCAGACTTCTTATTGAGAGTTGTGGTTCTTGAAGGCGATTTCAGTAACTATGCTGCTTTATCAGTTGATCCTGTTTATGGAGATTACTTCACAACAAAAGGTCTTATAGCTACTTATACAGATTCTTTCGGAAACGAAACGAACGGTATTGATAAACTGCTTCAATTGCCGGAAGTAACTGCTTTGGCTGATTACACTGGATGTATTATCCCAGAATTCCAAGATAAAGATGGTACTAACTTGTTTATTGAAGACATCATTAACAATGAAACTTCTAAAACTGGTCTTGTTTGTGCAATCAACAAAGATTGGTTCTACGATAATCCAAGCGTAATTACTGATGCAATCGTTGATGGTTTACAAATTGACTTTATCGGACACGGTTTAGAAGAAAATGAAAATGGAATTTCAGTTATCGATTTCCTTTCTTACTATGGACCATTAAATGAATTACAAGCATACCGTCAATTAGATTACAACCACGGTGCAACTTACAACACTGCTAGTACATACTTATTTACTAACGGTGGAGGTACCGCAAGAATGTTTGATCTAGATGCTTCAGCTGCATATAATACAGCGAGCGGCGGTGGAGCTTACGACCAAGTTAAAGTATTTGGTCCTTATCACCCATGGGTTGTTGGTGGTACTGTTCAATCGCTTTGGGCTACTAATAATGCCGGTCAGGATTCTTTTGAATCTTTTGCTAACTCAATTATCGCAGGTGAATCTTTTGTAAGTGCTGGTGTTACTGGTGCTAGTGCAACTGCTTATAGCGGTTCTCAATATACTCTTGCGAGAGTAAGTGATACTTCGGTTTCTACGGTTGGATCTTACAAAGATTTGTTAACTGTTCAAATCGTATCTACTGACGAGGCTGGCGACGTTCCTGGATATAATTCTGGTACTACTTCAGGTGCTGGTCTTGCATTCACATTAGGTTGGAACGCCGGTAATACTTCTAACAGTGCTGCTACTGGCGCAACTGCCGATATTGAAATCGTACCAAACGTTAACTATACTAAAAACCCGGTTGGTACTGGTGCTACACATTCAAGAATGTTTGCTGGACCTAAAGCTCAATTAGGATTAGATGTTATTAGTGGTGTAATCACTACTGGTGATAAGATTCAAGGATCTACTGCAGGTTCTTCTCTCAATCCTATTAAAGCTGAGGTTGTAAATGCGTTCGATCTTGATACGTTAGCTGGTGTTAAAATTTCGTTAGGTGCTGGATCTAGAGATACAGATTCTGCGATTCTTTCTCACAAAGTTGCTAACGGTAGAGTTGTTGCTTACACCGATGATACATTCGTAACTGAGGTTGGTATCTTACCTTCCGATAACGGTTTCGATACTCAATTCATTGCGATTCCTCAAAATGGTGCTACTGGTGCTACCTACAACGAAGCGGTATATATTAGTACACTCGAAGGAAACATCAACGAGGTTTATCCTATTGGTGCTACTAACGTTATAGCGGTTAACAAAATTAAATTGGGATCCGCTGGTACTACTGCCGGAGTAAATTACGTCGGAGAAATTCAAGTTGGACAATTCCTCGTTAGAGGTTTCGAAAGTGTTGCCGGAAGCGGTGATTATGACACTAAGATCGATCCTAGAACAGGAACTACTCGTTTAACTAGAGTTAAATCTGCTACTTACGATAGCGATGTTACTTCGAGCACTTATGGTTGGTTCATCATCGAGACTTACGATGCAATTTATACTTATCCCGATGCTATCACCGGTGAGGCTACTGCAATCGAGAGATACACTTCTATCGACGATTTCGTAACTCATTATACAGTAACTGCATTGGATGGATATACTATTCCTGCCGCGTCTAAACCAGACAATACAAACACTAGAATGAACAAGATTCTGGATGTAATGTATAATACTAATATCGCTGAAACACTTCAAGATAGAGACTCTATCACATTCAGATATATCGTAGATACATTCAATCATGGTATCGAACCTTCATCTAAGGCTAGATTGTCTAAGATCGCTAAAGGAAGAAAAAATGCGTTTGCGATTCTTAACTCTCCTTCTGTTAAGGAATTTAAGGCTTCTACAAACCCATTATTCAAATTCGATTCTACATCTACTTTCGATGCAAGATACATTGCTACCGGAGGTAACTTAACTCTTAACCCAAGCAATATTTACTCGTTACCGAGCATTGCAGACGGAGCTAATTACTGTGGATTCTATACTCCTAATCTGAGAATTAGAGAAAATGGAACTACTAAATTTGTACCACCTGCTGCACATATCTCGAACTTGTACATTGACAAATATAACTTAGCGTTACCATGGTCAATCGTTGCAGGACCTCGTAGAGGTGTGGTTGCTGGAACTGGAGTTGCAGGAGTTGAATACTCATTCGATCGTAAAGATTTGGATAACATCGAACCATTCGGATTGAATGCAATCGTTAACAAACAAGGATTTGGATTAGTGATTAACGCTAACCAGACTGCACAACAAACTGTTAAGTCTGCTCTTTCTCAAATCCACGTTAGAGAATTGCTTATCTACATTGAGGATGGTCTTGCTGAAATCCTTAAGAATTACAGATGGGAGTTCAACACTCAACAAAATCGCCTTGAGATTAAGACTCTCGCTGATAACTTCTTATCACAGATCTTAAACGATGGAGGATTGTACGACTTCCAAAACGTAATGGATACGTCAAACAACACGAACGAAGTTATCGATAATAATATCGGTATCCTGGATACATACGTTGAACCTGTTAGAGGAATGGGTATCTTGGTTAACCGAGTTACTATTCTTAAAACTGGATCTATTCAGGCAGGTAACTTCTAAACTATATTGAGAATCTTGAGGTACCATCCGGTACCTCAAGATTAACTCATAAAGGTAAGATATATAAATAAAAGAAAAAATATTAGATACCATGGCTGGATTACCACATTTTACGAACAGTAAAGCGGCTACCAAATATTACGAACCGTTCTATCAGAACTTGTTCGAAGTAAGCATCCTTCCTCCTGCTGGAATTGCAGGTGGCGAAATCTTGCTTGAGCACGTAAGAAAAATTGGTGGTTTGACAAACGAAAAAATGGAAGCAGTTGTTGAACAAAAATATAAGTTCGCAACTCGTTCCTATGCAAAATCTGCTCCAGATTCTACAACGGTAGATCTGGCAATCGGATTCTCTTTGAACCTCAACGATGCAAACGAAATGTATGTTTACAAAACGTTGAGAGATTGGAATAGACTTGTATATAACTCTTTAACGGGAGAGCAAGGTTTGAAAAAGGATTATGTTGGAACTATCGTTGTGTCTAACTACAATAGAGCTGGCGACATATTCTGGCAAAGAACCTTCTATGGTTGCTTCCCAACAGGCTCCGAATTAGCTGCGGCTGCTGAACTCAATTACGATACTGCTGAACCTGCCGAGCTGGAAATGACTTGGAGAGCTGATTGGTGGACAGAAGACATGGTATAATCTAAGCTTAATATATACTTTTTCCCCTTTACATATCCCGAACTGGAGGTACCCTTAATTGGGTACCTCTTGTTTTTTGAAACAACTTCTATGTTGCTTCATATAATATTAGTAATGAGAAAATTATTACTTTTGTCCGCTATGACTATCGGAATGATAGCAAGCGGTATTGCACAAATGGCCATACCGGGAGCCATATTCACATCGAATCAAGCCCGTTTTAATGGACGTAAAGTTACTATTAAAAACGTTCAAGTCGTACCAGAAACAATCACTAACAGTAACGTAGCGATTGCACCAATCAATCCTAATCCAGTATCAATTAGTCCAGGTAATATAGGACCTATTGGTAAAGTTAGTTTAAACTGTACAGCTCCAAGAGGCTTTCATACAGTTAACATCTTATTTTTAGAAGATCCAGATTTTCAAGGATGTTTTTTTGTAGCCGATGTTATGTATAAGCAATTGATGAGAGAATTAGGAGGCCAATCTGTAGATGCGGAAATAACGTTCCGTGGTGATAGCCGTATTGGTTACCACATTACAATGTTTCGATTGAAATAAATGTAATTAGAATTCATTTAAAGGCCGGATATTATCCGGTCTTTAGTTAGATGCTATAAAGTATCTGTATTCAATTGCGGAAATTCTTTGTCCGTCTTTGTATTTGACCTCAGCAATCATTTCACCCATAAGGTCATAAAATTTCCAAGTTCCATTCTTTCGATCTTTTCGGTAATATCCGATTGCTGAAACCACTCCGTTCATGTGGTATCCTGTTACTTTTCGATAAGATCCGAAGTATTCAACTTTGTAATCTAAACCACCATCTGCTCGATATACATATTGTTTAGTAGTATCACCCCAATTATCAACGAATAATTGTGCAGATTGTGAATATGCCATAGATCCAGCAAATAAAAGTAATGATGTAATTAGTGTTTTC